CAATGAAGGAGCAACTGATCGACGAAGCTACTGAAGCATTTGAACGAGTGCTTGATACACTATTGATTGACAGAGAAAATGATCCAAACTCTAAAGGCACAGCGCGGCGCCTGGCAAAAATGTACTTCAATGAAATCATGGCTGGGCGCTACGAGACGAGTCCTAATGCTACAGCTTTCCCGAACGATACGAGTGGAGCCTACGACGGCATGTTGGTGGTGCGTTCAGAGCTTAAGAGCATGTGCTCGCATCATCACCAACCTGTTACGGGTGTGGCTTATATTGGAATCATTGCTGGTCCCAAACTCATTGGTCTATCGAAGTATACCCGCATTGCCCAGTGGTGTGCCCGACGTGGCACTCTCCAAGAAGAGCTATGTATGGATATTGCTCGCGAAATTGAATTTGCGACCGGATCCAAGGATGTTGCTGTTTATATACAGGCTACCCACGGATGTTGTGAGAATCGTGGTATTATGGCTCATAGTAGTCTTACCCAGACTACCGTACTACGTGGAGCATTCAAAACAGACCAAAGTGTAAAGAAGGAATTCTTTGACAACATCAAACTACAACAGGACTTTGCACCACGATGATTAAATACGCAACACTGCCGGCCGCACAAGAGGCCAAAGTCGCACCTTGGGATCTAGAAGTTCCTGAACTCAGCACTCAACACGTGACAGTGTTCCGTGATAGATTTCCTGTGGCCAAAGGCCATTTGTTATTTGTGCCGCGCAACAACACAGACGAAGGTGTTGTTGTTTGTTTAGGCACAGCATTGATTACCGGTCAACAAATGGTTGCTCGTGGCGAGTGTGATGCATTCAACGTTGGACTTAACATGGGTGCAGAAGCTGGCCAAACAGTGATGTACCCACACATACACTTGATTCCGCGCAGACGGGGAGATTGTGCTGACCCCATTGGCGGTGTGCGCGGTGTTATTCCCGGCCAGGCCAATTACAAAACTGATATCTATCAGCAACCAGAATAGTCCATAAATATTCTTTTACAGCGGCCTTTGGCGTTCATCCCGCTATACAAACTCTGCCAGCCTATGCTACAATTAACATAGGAGAAAACAGCATGACACCAGTAGTTTACAAATATACCTCTACCAAAGAGTATCACGACGCATTTCCGTGTGCGTATAGACAGTGGAGGGCAGACAGCCATTGTAATCTGATACACGGTTATTCGTTCTCAATGAAGTTTTACTTTGGTACCAACGACCTAGATGTTCGCAACTGGGCAGCCGACTACGGTGGACTTAAAGAACTCAAGAAGACCTTGGAAGATCAATTTGATCACACCTTGATTGTGGCCCAAGACGATCCTGAAATGGAAACATTTCAATTGTTACAAGAGCGGAACATGGCCAAGATTGTGGTGTTACCCAAGCTAGGTTGCGAAGGCCTCAGCGACATGCTGTACAAGTATGTGAATGGTGTTTACATTCCTGAAATGTGGGGGCCAGGTGAAGCAGCACGTTTGTGGTGCTATCGTGTTGAAGTGCGTGAAACACAGGCCAACATGGCGTTCCGTGAAGGTCATCGTGAATGGAATGAGGATTTGTTTGCATAATGGAGATGTCAATGAAAGAACATGAATATGGTATTGCCATGCTGTTGGCCACTCGTGGCCGAACAGAAAGTCTGGGTCGCAGTATACGCAGTTTGGTAGAGTTGGCTGACGATATCAGTCGTGTACAAATCATGTTTGCTTTTGACAATGATGATGACATTGGCTTCAAGTACTTTGTTGACGAACTGCAACCTTGGATGGACGATCGTGACATCAGTTACACTGCCATGAAGTTTGAGCGCATGGGCTATGTGAACTTGCACAAGTACAACAATGCCATGGCTGAGCAAACTGACAGTGACTGGTTGGTAATCTGGAATGACGATGCTGTGATGCAAAGTCAAGGCTGGGATACTACTATACTCAGTTACACAGGGCAATTTAAGTTGTTGAGTTTCTGTACTCATCGCATGCATCCTTATTCAATCTTTCCCATAGTACCTCGCGCATGGTATGACCTGCTGGGCTATATCAGCCCTCACCCCACACAAGATGGCTGGGTAAGTCAGCAGGCCTACATGCTGGACATCTATCAGCGAATCACCGTGGATGTGTTGCACGATCGTTTTGACTTGACTGGCAACAACAACGATGACATCTATGCCAATCGTCCCATGCTAGAAGGCAAGCCCGATGATCCCAGGGACTTTCACAGCAAACAGATGATAGATTTACGGCATTTGGATTGTGCTAAACTGGCCACGTACATGCGCAGACAAGGTGTGAGTACTGAATTTTTTGAGAATATTTTTAAAGGCACTCAAGATCCCTGGCAAAGACTGGCAGAAAATGACATCAATAGCCAAATGGTACAGTTTGCGAATCCACATGTGCTCAAGGCGTAAATACATTATGAAACATACCATTGCCTTTGTGCAACCCAATTTTCAGCAAGGGCCCAAAGAATTCAACGCCTATTACCTGCCGTATTCCGCAGGTGTAGTATGGAGTTATAGTCTAGCTGATCCTGCCATACGTGAACGTTTTGAAGCCACTGACTGGATCTGGCGCAGAGATGCGCTGGAACCTGTGGCACAACGACTAGCACTCAATAGCATTGTGACTTTTAGTACCTATGTATGGAATCACCGCTATAACTACGAGTTGGCTCGACGTATCAAAGAAATTAATCCCACGGTATTGACTGTGTTTGGAGGACCAGAGCCTGCGATTACTGATCCAGATCTGTTTCGCAAAGAACCTTTCATGGATCTGGTGATCTGTTACGAAGGTGAAATCACATTCAAACGAGTGTTGGAACACTTTGAAACTGGTGACTGGGAATCAGTTCCGGGCCTGTTGATCAATCGCAACGGTGAGGCTGTGAAAACACAAGACGCCGAACGTATTGAAAGTCTTGAACAAGTGGCCAGTCCTTACCTGTCGGGCATATTTGATAAAATGATGGCAGACCATCCCGAAGTGACCTGGCAAGGCACACTAGAAACCAATCGTGGTTGTCCGTTTGCTTGTACTTTTTGTGACTGGGGTAGCCTGACTTACAACAAGGTCAAGCAGTTTGAACTCACTCGAGTATTTCACGAACTTGAATGGATGGCCCAACGCAACTTTGATTGGATCTCAATCACTGATGCCAACTTTGGCATGTTCCCCGAACGTGATGGCATGATTGCTGACAAGATTATCGAGATGCAAGAAAAGTATGGATCACCGCGCACCTTCTCTGTGGCCTGGGCCAAGAACCAAAAGAAGGAAGTGATTGACATTGTGAAGAAACTGCTGGATGCTCGAGGCTTCAATCAGGGTCTCACACTGAGTGTACAGAGCTTGGACTTGGATGTGTTGGAAAACATTCGTCGCAAGAACATGGAGATGAACAAACTCAACGAAGTGTTTGAACTGTGCGATCAACGCAACATTCCGGCCTATACTGAACTGATCCTGGGCTTGCCTGGCGAAACCCTAGAGACCTGGAAGAAAAACTTCTATGCCTTGTATGACCTAAATCAACACACAGGTATCACTGTGTTCCAAGCTCAGTTGTTGGAAAATGCTGAAATGAACTTGCTACAGAAAAAACTGTTCAAGATCACCAGTCAGCCTGTGACAGATTACTTTGCTGGTTCATACAGTGTTGAACACATTGAAGAAAGCATTGATGTCATAACTGGCACCAAAGACATGCCTACCCCAGTGATGTTGGACGCACAGATTTTTTCTTGGTTCCAGACCACGTTTCACATCAATGGCTTTGCTACTATTGTGGCCAGATTTATCAACAAGTACCTAGGCATCAGTTACCACGACTACTACGAAGATCTGTTTGAATATGCTATGACTCATGACTGGATCAAAAAGGAAGCAGACGAAGCAAGAACATATTTTTCTAACTGGATGAACACTGGCAAAATTAACCATCCCAAGATTGGTGTAGAGATTCATGGTTGGAACATTATACATCGTACCTCAATGAATATGCACCAAGAAGACCGCGTAGATGACTTGTATGATTTCTTGGAAACTTTCTTAGAACGTTATATGTTGCCAACAGACCTCCTGGCCAGCCTCATGCGTCTCCAACGCAGTTACTACATCAAGTATGATGACAGAAATGCCTATCCCATGAATTTGACTCTGGACTATAACATTTGGGAATACTTGAGTTTCAATCGACCATTGGTCAATGAAACTACAGTTTATCGTTTGGATTTTCCTGAAGACAAGACCATGAGTCTCAATAGATTTTTAGAGTTGTTTTATTTTGCTCGTCGTCGCAACTTTGGCAAAGCCACAGTTGATCTGGTGGGCGCGGTTGACAGCAAGGCAACTCAGCGCGGTAAGGGTGCTGCCAAGGCACAAGGCTCGTTCTCTGTAAAACAACTAGCGGCATAATGCGCCGACTGTTTACATTTGGCTGTAGTTTTACAAACTACCGCTGGAGTACCTGGGCCGATTGCCTTGCCCCAGAATTTGATTATTTCGAAAACTGGGCGCAAAGTGGCGCAGGCAATGAGTTTATATTCAATAGTGTAATGGAGGCGGATCAGCGTAATAAGTTTGCCTCTGATGATACAGTGATTGTATGTTGGACTACTGCTACTCGTGAAGATAGATATGTTGACGGACGTTGGCACACACTGGGCAACATGTTTACCTGTCCAATTTATAACAAAGACTATCTTGAGACTCATGTAGACGAACGCGGATTGCTAATAAAAACGTTGGCCTATATCAAAGCGGTAAAAACATTACTAGAAAATCAAAAAACACAGTGGAGATTTTTATCCATGGATACTGTTGATTCTCTAAATATCTATCAAGATGTTGTGGATTCTATCTTGCCCAGTTACAAGGCTGTACTGTTTCCTAACAGTTGGCCAGACAGAAACGGTGATCCGCATCCTAGCCCTGCTGAGCATTTGGCCTATTTGGATGCAGTATTGCCGGGTTGGGTGACAAAACAATCTACTCGTGTTATAATGCGTGAAGAGAGTATCAATCTAAATAAAGATCCCCGCAAGTCGGGAATGACAAAGGTAACAAGACTATGAAATTTAAAGTATCAGAACTATTTTATTCAGCACAAGGTGAAGGACGTTACGTGGGCGTACCAAGTATTTTCTTGCGTATGTTTGGCTGTAACTTTACCTGCTCGGGGTTTGGATGCAAGCCTGGTGAGAAGAGCCCCGAAGCAGACGAGGTGGCAAAGAGTGTACACTTGTACAAAACGTTTGAAGAGCTTCCGCTTGTTAGCACTGGATGTGACAGCTATGCGTCATGGCATCCAGACTTCAAACACCTAAGCCCAACATACACAGCACAAGAACTTGTGGACAAGATGGCCGCGCTATTGCCGCATGGCAACTGGCAACAGCCAAACGGTAACCCAGTACACTTGGTTATCACAGGCGGTGAGCCGTTGTTGGGTTGGCAACGTGCTTATCCAGAACTGTTGGACTTGTTACACGAGCGTGGTCTGCGTCACATTACATTTGAGACCAATGGTACTCAAGAACTACAACGTGATTTCAAAACATATCTCAACAACTGGTTTGGTGAGATTGTGTTCTCCGTAAGTCCCAAACTCACTTTAAGTGGAGAGAAGTACGAAGATGCTATCAAGCCCGACGTTGTGTGGGACTACGAAACACATGGTATCACCTATCTGAAGTTTGTTGTGGGTCACATTGATGACTTTGCAGAACTTGATGTAGTGGTAGATGACTATCGCAATCGCGGCTTTGGTGGACCAGTATTTGTCATGCCACTAGGCGGCGTTGTCAGTGTTTATGACGGCACACGCATTCATGTAGCAGACGAAGCACTCAAGCGTGGCTATTGGTATACTCCAAGGTTACACGTTGACCTTTGGGGCAATGGATGGGGAAAATAAATGTTTGATTGGTTCAAGAAAAAACCAGAAGCGGTAGCACCTGCGCCCCGTGAGCCAAAGGTCAAGGCACCGGTCAAGACTGAAAAAGAGATTGCCACAGAAAAGAACGAACCATATGTGGCAATGGTACGTATGGACATTGATCCTAACAATCTGCACCAAGGTGCGTTTGAACTAGATTGGAATGAAATCTTTGTGGCACGCCTGGTCAAGGCCGGCTACATGATGAAACCTGATGATGTGGACGCTGACATTGTGGATCGTTGGTTCCAAAATGTGTGTAGACATGTGGTGATGGAAACCTGGGAACAAGAACAGGCCATAATCAAAGGGGTTGGGCAGTATGTCAACACTAGAGACATCGGCGGCGGAAGAACCGAAGTGTCATGATATTCAATCACATCAAACAACTCAAACAAGACGGGAAGAAAATTGGTATCACTTTTTCAACCTTTGACATGCTACACGCGGGCCACATTGCTATGCTGAGTGAAGCCAAGAATCACTGTGACTACCTGATATGCGGGTTGCAAACAGACCCGACTATCGATAGACCTGAAACTAAAAATCGCCCTATACAAAGTATTGTTGAGCGACAGATACAGCTGGCCGCATGCCGTTACGTCGATGAAGTTGTTGTGTACCAAACCGAACAAGATCTTGTTGACTTGTTGTTGATCCTGCCAGTTGATGTTCGTGTGCTGGGTGTGGAATATCAACACAAAAACTTCTCTGGCTATGAGGAATGTGGCATGCGCGGCATTGAATTAGTGTTCAATGGTAGAGATCATTCATTCTCCAGCTCAAGTCTACGCAAACGTGTGGTTGCCGCAGAGACTGAAAAAGTACTGCTACAAAAATGATATTATATGTGAATGGTTGCAGTCACTCTGCAGCCGACGAAGCCGCTGTGAATTTTAGTTGGGCCTGCGATGATCCTGATCTGTGGCAAGCAGGTACTGAAGCTCATCCAGCCAATCTGGCAGTGAGTTATGGTAAACATATTGCCGATGCACTGGGTGCCAAGTTGATCTGTCAAGCCAGTTCAGGTGGCAGTAATCCACGAGTACTACGTACCACCAAAGAATGGATTGCTGAAAATCCTGATCTGTTGGCAGATACTTTGATGATTTTGCAATGGACCACTTGGGAAAGAGAAGAATGGTTCTATCAAGACAAGTGGTATCAGGTCAATGCAAGTGGTATTGATCATGTGCCCAATGCCTTGCAAGATCGTTACAAACAGTATGTGATCAATGTGAACTGGGAGGAAAAAACGACCCAGGCACACAAAGACATCTGGGACATGCACTGTTACCTTAAAGATTTGGGAATCCGTCACCTGATGTTTAGTGGACACAGCACATTTAGTCATATCAAAAACCATGATCAACAAGATTGGGGTGTGGAATACATGCATCCATATGTTTGGGAAGAATCCTACCATAATTGGCTGATCAACAACGGTGGCTCATATGCAAACCCCGATTCTGATCCCAAAAGTTACCATTTTGATGCCAAAAGCCATAGACTTTGGGCTGAACATGTGTTACAATACATGCTCAACAACCAAATTGTGAGCGCAGATGAAATACCTACTGATTGATACAGCCAACATGTTTTTCCGTGCCCGGCACTCAGCACACCGTGCCAGTGACACATGGACCAAACTAGGCTTTGCCCTGCATGTTACAATAATGGCCGCTAACAAAGTGGCCCGGCGTTTCCAAGCAGACCATGTGGTTTTCGCACTAGAAGGGCGCTCGTGGCGCAAAGACTTCTACGAGCCCTACAAGAAAAACCGTGCTGTGGCACGTGGGGCAATGACTGAAACAGAAGCAGAAGAAGACCGACTGTTTTGGGAAACGTACGACGAGCTGACTAAATACTTGTCTACAAAAACAAATTGTAGCGTTATCCGTTGTGCTACTGCTGAAGCAGATGATATCATAGCACGTTGGATTGCACTACACCCCCAAGATGAACACACAATTGTAAGCTCAGACACTGACTTTGTGCAGTTGCTGGCCGCCAACGTCACGCAATACAATGGTATCTCAGATGAACTTTTAACCTTGGAGGGCATATTCGATGCTAAAGGTAACCGTGTCAATGATAAGAAAACTAAACAGCCAAAAACGATCCCGGATCCAGCCTGGCTGTTATTTGAGAAGTGCATGCGTGGCGACACCTCAGACAACGTATTCAGTGCGTATCCTGGAGTACGTGAGAAAGGCACAAAGAATAAAGTTGGTCTCCGTGAGGCCTTTGGAGACAGAGACAAGCGCGGATACAATTGGAACAACCTGATGCTGCAGCGTTGGACCGACCACAACGGACAAGAGCATCGTGTGCTAGATGATTACGAACGTAACTGTACCTTGATTGACCTCACCGCTCAACCTGCAGATGTCAAAGCCACTGTGGATGGTTGCATCCGTGAACAGATTAGTCATAAAGACGTTGGCCAGGTTGGAGTTCACTTCATGCGGTTTTGTGGCAAGTACGAGTTGACCAAACTCAGCGACAGTGCAGATCAAGTCAGTCGTTGGCTCAACGAAACATACAAAGGAGTATTGGATGATATTAGCTAAACCTGTAGTAGAGAATCAGTATTGGATACTCAAGAAGAATAATCGCAAGATTGGCGAACTTGAAGTGACTGAGAACGGTAACTGTATCATAAAAATTCACGACAATGTTGTGAGTTACAAAACAGTCAAAATGGCGCGAGAGGCTGTGAACATTGAATTCGAGCTACCAGAAAAAGCCACACCTGTGCCAGAAAACATAGTGTATGGGCATGATGTGGAAGGCACGGTATACAATCCTCTTTGGGATGTCAAACGTCGATTGCCTTTGTTCACTAGAGACACAAAATCCAAGAGTTGGTTTGCAGCTGGCTGGTATCGAGTACGTCAGCATCGCAAGTGGAAAATTGTTCAGCACCCTAAACTCATCTCCTTGGAGCGTTATGAGTATCAAGGTCCGTTTATTAGCAAAGAAGAAGCAAATGTCAAATCCGTTTAGAGATCAAGAAAAATTCATGCGAGCCTGCGATCAGTCAGTGGGCGAGTTCAATGAGGCACAATACCAATTGTATTGCAATCTCATCAGTGAAGAATTCAATGAATTGATAGCAAGTAAAACCAAAGTGGATGACCTAGATGCCCTAATTGACATCTTGGTTGTGACCATTGGTGCTATCCATAGCCTCGGTGCTGATGCCGAAGGCGCATGGAAAGAAGTCATGCGTACCAACTTTGCCAAGATCGATCGAGAAACTGGCAAGGTTCGCAAGCGTGAAGATGGCAAGGTATTGAAGCCTGTGGGTTGGACACCGCCTGAACTAGAACAGTTTGTGAAATGAATGAGTTTGTTACCCGCATAAACTTACCTCAACTGCCAGCATGGTTTCTTGAATCAAGCAAAAAAATTGCGTTAAATCTTGATTTGTCGTCCCCAAGTGGCTACGATGATACTATTACAAATCGAGTTCGGCCTGCAGAAACTGCAATTATAAATGGTAAAACTATTTGTTATGGTGAATTTTATCATCAACAGTTGACCCCGATGCATCATCAATGGTTTGCCAAACATGTCAGTAAAGATATACCTTGCCCACAAGTTACAATAACCACCAAAGGCGATCTATGGCCACATCAGGATTATCAGTCTGAATGGTCTTTGAATTATGTTATAGATGCCGGCGGCAATGATGTTGAAACGTATTGGTCACAAGAGCGTGGTCAGGAAATACGTCCTGGGTGGAAACCGCTGTCGTACTGGCGTTATCATCAGGCACTAGACGAAATTCATGTAGAGAAACTGCCAGTGGGGCAATGGTTGTTGTTTCCAGTAGACATTGTACACGGAACAAAAAATCAAACTAGTGATCGAATCGCACTGTCTGTAAAACTAACTGCCAAGCAGGCCACGTTGTTAAAGAAAGACCATGCACTATGAGCCTACATATCAATCGCTTTGTTGATGCTATCAAGGCTGCAGAAAGTCGCGGTCAACGTGATCTCACAATATCATTGCGTGATGCCAAAGACTTACACGGGGATATTACCAAACTTTTGCTGACATTGGAAGGTATGCGTAATCTAAAGCCCACAGCCAAAGAAGAAGCAGTTACGGTAGAATTGAGTGGTGGCAGTTTCAAAACCACGTAGTTTTTGTGATAAATAAACTACGGAGATAATGATGTCAAGACCCAAACCAAATGTGTTGATTGAACACACTGACAAAGCAACTTACAAGACCGAACAAGTGTTGGCCTCAGAAGGAGTATGGGCAGTTTTTTATGATACCAAACCCATCAACTTGAAAACGTCAAACATGCTCACACAGTATCCTGGGCCCAAGTACAAGAAGGTTAGTTTCTCCAATCCTGGCCATGCCAAAAATCTGGCACGTAAATTAAACACACAATTCAAGACCGACAAGTTCACAGTGGTACTCTTGACGCAGGGGGCGCAAGTATACCCCGATGCCAAGTAAACTAGAACTCACCCGAAAACTAACTGCACAGTCGGACCTGTGGACTGTGGAAGATGCTATGCAACACTGGTGGCAAAATCCCAATGGTGGATGGCGACTCACGTATGACGGATTCCAGGCGTTTGAACAATACAAATTAGCACACTGGGATTATGAAACCCCAACTGCAATACAAGCCATAGCCGGTGTGCTGCTGGTACTGGATCGTAAACTCACTGCTCCTTACTATATCAAACTGGGCAAAAAACCCTTGTTGTGTTTCTTTGACAGCAAGGAAGCCACAATGTATGCCCTGTATAATGATGTCAAGCGTTTTGTGGCAAGTTTACAACGGTATTGAGCAAAAAACAACACTTTTTAACCCCAAAAAAGTAGTACTTTTGTAGTACTACTTTTTGGTTGACCAAAAATGCCCTTTTTGCTATAATACTTGTATGGAACTTAAAAAGCAATCACGCAAAAAACGAGTGGACCGTACCCACATTGTTTACTTCATCCAAATTGGTTTGGAGTACTACATTGGCATCACTGCAAAGACTCAGCGCACTATCAACATGAGCCTGCGCTCACGTATCAACAAGCACATCTATCGCTCACGCACAGAAGACAAGTCATGGAACCTGTACGAAGCAATTCGTACCGCAGGTGAATCTGCTGTTAACTCTGCCATCATCGACGTGGTGCGTGGCAAGGATGCCGCACACAAGTTGGAGCGTGAACTAATACGAAAGTACATGCCCACACTCAACACCGACGTGCGTACAAAAACGGTTGACCAATAATTGCCGATTTGCTATAATATACACATAAAGAAACAAAAGGAGCCCTAAATGAAAGCACTGACAGCATATATTGAACAAAAAAACCAGTGGAACGCAATCTTCAAAGGCAAGCAGTTCGAAGTCGAAACTGCCGAAGGTCGCAAGCGTGTGGCCGAAAGCATCGACTGTGAACTGAGCCCAGAAAATTTAACCTGCGATGGCGAACTGCCCCGTAGCCAAGTGCAAGCTCGCTACCGAGCACTGACCAGTGCCGCAAAGGATCTGATCAAGTTGGATCCCAGTGTTGCTCAGTACATGTACGAATTCAACTAAGGAGACTGATATGAATATTACCACAGCAATCGCTCAACTCAAACGTGAACAAGATTTCTTGGGCATGGGTCTATTGGAATTGTTGCAAGACATTCAAAAGGAAGGTCGTATGGTTTACAGCGAAAAGACCATGCAGGCCTATCGTGTGTTTGTGGCAGAAGGTGCCCGTATGTTTGCACCCGTGGAGGCCTAACATGATTGAAATGTTTTTATTCCTGGCCATTACCTTTGTGATCAAAGTTTGGTTTATCAACCGATACATGTAAGGAGAAAAACATGCTTGCTGACTACACCTCGAAGCCGATAGAATTTGAAGGTCAATTTTATGACCATCGTCACGGTGGTCCGTTTGATCGCGGTGCCGCTGACAGTTATTACGATCGCGGCCACAATCCTCACTACTATGTGGCAGGGACCGGCACCAGTCGTCGCTTTGACATGCACGACATGACTGCTCTACAAATCGCTGCCTATACCGCAGGCTACAATTGGAACGAACAACAAGGCAACAAGAAAGATTGGGGTTAAAATATGGCAA